GGATCAAAGATTCTGGCTGCTTCTACGTCTGCAAGTGCTGTCCGAGGCATGTCATTCAATATCTTATTCCTCGACGAATTCGCTTTCGTTCCGAACCATGTTGCAGAACAATTCTTTGCATCGGTTTATCCTACTATTACTTCTGGTAAGTCAACGAAAGTAATTATCATATCCACTCCCAATGGTATGAATCACTTCTACAAGATGTGGGAGGATGCTAAGAATGGAAAGAATGGATATGTTACGAATGAAGTACATTGGTCTCAAGTTCCTGGCCGTGATGCTAAATGGAAAGAAGAGACATTAAAGAACACATCTAAGAGACAGTTCGCACAGGAGTTTGAGTGCGACTTCCTTGGATCTGCTGATACTTTAATTGCTCCATCTAAACTACAAACTATACCATTCACTGACCCCATATTAAGTAATGCTGGACTTGACGTACATAAGCGAGCAGAAAAAGATCACGAATATATTATTACTGTCGATGTTGCCAGAGGAATTGGTGGCGACTACAGTGCTTTTGTCGTGTTTGATATCACCACTCTCCCGTATCAAATCGTTGCCAAGTACCGTAATAATGAGATTAAACCTGTCATGTTTCCCTCCGTGATACTTCAGGTATGTAAGGAATATAACAATCCTTATGTATTGGTTGAGGTAAATGACATAGGAGATAGTATAGCGGCCACATTAAATTATGATCTAGAATATCCTAATGTATTAATGTGTGCAATGCGTGGTAGAGCAGGTCAAGTAGTTGGTCAGGGGTTCTCTGGAACTAAGACTCAACTAGGTGTGAAGATGAGTATCACAGTTAAGAAGCAGGGATGTGCAAACCTTAAGGCCGTCATTGAAGATGATAAATTAACCTTCTGCGATTTTGATATATTAAGAGAACTAACAACATTCATTCAGAGAAAACAATGTTGGGAAGCAGATGATGGGTACCATGATGACTTAGTAATGTGTTTAGTTTTATTCTCTTGGTTGGTTATGCAAGAGTATTTCAAGGAGATGACAGATCAAGATGTTAGAAGAAGAATTTATGAAGAGCAAAGAAATCAGATAGAGCAGGATATGGCTCCCTTTGGATTTGTAGATGATGGTATGGGAGATGATACTTTCCTAGACGAGGACGGGGATCTCTGGGCTTATGGAGACAAAGAGGAAGTTGTGTCTTACATGTGGAATTATTGAATGAACTTTCTAAAATTCTAAATACTTACAGATAAATTTGGAATTTACAGAGGAAAAAACATGGCAAGTCAAGTCTCGCCTGGAATTATTATTAAAGAACGTGATCTATCCAATGCTGTTGTTACAGGTGCATCTGCCATTCGTGGCGCGATTGCATCCACATTCCGCAAAGGACCAGTAGGCAAAATAGTAAACATTGGTTCTGAAAGAGAATTAATTGATACATTCGGAACACCAGCTGAGGCTAATGCTGCTGACTGGTTAGTCGCATCAGAATTCTTACGTTATGGTGGACAACTAGCAGTTGTTCGTGCAGCAACAGGAGTTCTTAACGCAACAGCAGATGGATCCGCAGTTCTCATTGGAGACAAGGATGCATATGATGCTGGAGTTGGTGCTTCTGAACAGTTCGCTGCAAGAGATGCAGGTACTGAAGGAAACAACTTACGTGTTGTTGTAGTTGATCACGGACCAACTAAGAAGGCTACCAAGAACGGTCATGGACTATCAATTGGTGACGCATTAAGTGATGGTGCTACAAACCACGAAGTATATTCAGTGATTGATGCTAACACTGTTACTATCATTGAGAGTTCTACTGGTGCTGTTGATGGTAACTCATTTACTTTCTCTGATTTCACTGCTTCTGATTGGAATGCACAAACAATTGGATCGACAGGTTTAACTTATAAATCAATTGCTCCTCGTCCTGGAACATCTGCATTTGCTTCTGAGCGTTATCTTTCTAACGACGAAGTTCATGTTGCAGTTGTTGATGAGAGCACAAATACAATCGTTGAGCGTATAACATACGTTTCTAAAATTTCTGATGGTAAGACACCTGAAGGTGCTTCTTCATATTGGAAAGATGCTGTTAACGAAACATCTTCTTACATCTATGGTGCTGCACTTGGTGCTAGCCAATCAACTGTACTAGGAGAAGATCCTGGTTCTGCTGCTGCTTCTTATGGAGCAACATCTGGATCACCTAAGAAATTTGCTGCTGTACTTGCTGCTGCTGGTGGATCACTATCTGGTGGTACTGATGACTATGCATATACTTCTGGTGAAATTGCAAGTGCCTATGATGAGTTCCTTGATACAGAGCAAACAACAGTTGACTTTGTATTGATGGGTGGATCAATGGGTAGTGAAGTTGATACTAAGGCCAAGGCTGGATCAGTTGCTGCTGTTGCTAATAGCAGAAAGGATTGTGTAGCATTTATATCACCTTTCAATGGCAACCAAGTTGCTACATCTGGTGGTGCTGCTTTATCACCAACAGATCAGTTAAACAACACCGTTAGTTTCTTCTCTGCTATAGGATCAAGTTCATACGTTGTACTCGATAGTGGTATCAAGTATACATATGATCGTTTCAACGATAAGTATCGTTACGTTGGTTGTAACGGTGATGTTGCAGGTCTCTGTGTTTCTACTTCTGCTGTCCTTGATGATTGGTTCTCTCCTGCTGGATTGAATCGTGGAGGAGTACAAAATGTTGTTAAACTTGCTTTCAATCCTAACAAGGCACAGCGTGATGAACTTTATACAAATAGGATCAACCCAATAGTATCACTTCCTGGTACTGGACCAGTTCTATTTGGAGACAAGACTGGCCTTGCTTCACCTTCCGCGTTTGATAGAATTAACGTTCGTCGTTTATTCCTCAATATCGAGAAGAGAGCAAGAGGACTTGCAGAAGGTGTACTATTTGAACAGAATGATACTACTACACGTAGTAACTTCAGTGCTTCAATTGGTTCTTACCTTGCAGAAGTTCAGGCACGTAGAGGTCTAACAGACTTCTTGGTTGTTTGTGATGAAACAAATAACACTCCTGAAGTGATTGACAGAAATGAGTTTGTTGCGGAATTATTCCTTAAGCCAACTCGTTCTATCAACTTTGTAACTGTTACTGTCACCGCAACTAGAACTGGCGTTTCATTCGCTGAAGTTGTAGGTCGATAATTATTCATAGAGCACAAATAACTATAGAGGTAAATTAAATGGCAAGGTCAAACGTATCAGAGTTCCTACAGACTATAGGACAGGGCGTAAAGCCCAATATGTATCTGATCGACATGCAATTCCCAGCTGCTCTAGCAAAAGAAGGTGAAGATCAAAATCTTACTAACCTTCTTTGCAAGTCGGCAGCTCTCCCTGGTTCTAACTTGGGTGTAATCGAAGTTCCTTTCAGAGGAAGGACGGTTAAGATTGCTGGAGACAGAACATTCGACACATGGAGTGCAACATTCTTCAACGATAAGGACTTCAAACTTAGTACATTCTTCGAGCAGTGGGCTAATAGCATAAACACTCACGAAGGAAATACATCTCCACTCTTTACTCCCAATGCATCTAACGGATACACCGCAGATCTTGGAGTTAAGCAATTAGAGAAGGATTCAACAGATGAAGGATCTGTACTAAGAACATACAATCTTAAGTACTCATTCCCAACTAACGTCTCTCAAATTGACGTTGCTTATGACAGCAATGATCAGATTGAAGAGTTCACAGTTGAATTCCAATACTCATACTTTACTGCTGAAGCTGGTAGTAATGCAAGAGCTGGTGTTTCTGCGCTTCCCGTAGTATAATAAATACTATTGGAATCGAATATAGGAAATCGTTATGAGTCAACTATTTGGCTTTCAGATTAATAAAAAGGAGGGAAAGAGGGGTCAATCTCCTGTCCCTCCTGCTGCTGATGAGCCTATTGCAGTTGCAGCAGGTGGTTACTATGGAACTTATGTAGATACGGACAACTCAGCTCGTAACGAGTTTGAGTTGATTCGTCGTTATAGGGACATGGCGATACACCCAGAAGTTGATAGTGCAGTAGATGAAGTAGTAAATGAATTTGTTGTTAGTGATAACAATGATAGTTGTGTAGATATCAACTTAGATAATTTAAAAGTTGGTCAAGGAGTAAAGAACAAGATTAGAAATGAGTTTGATTATCTCAAAAGATTATTGAATTTTGATAATCGTGCTCATGAAATTATTCGATCATGGTATATTGATGGAAGATTATTTTACCATAAGGTAGTTGATTTAGAAAATCCAAAGAAAGGTATTACTGAACTTCGTTACATTGATCCTATGAAGATCAAGAAGGTCAGACAAAAAATTGATAATGCTCCAAAAGATGCTCTAGCTCGTCAAGCTATTAAAGGGACAGCACTTGAGTATGAGTATGGAACATTCGTAGATTACTATCTTTATAATCCAAAGGGATTTTATAAAGGTGGTGTTTTAGGCCCTGTAGGAGACATGTCATTGTCTCAGGGTGTAAAGATGGCAGTTGATTCTGTTACTTTCACTCCATCAGGATTGCAGGATCTCAATAAGAGAATGACTCTGGGATTCTTACACAAAGCAATTAAGTCACTCAATCAACTTAGAATGATTGAAGATGCTCTAGTTATTTACAGATTATCAAGAGCACCTGAAAGAAGAATATTTTATATTGATGTAGGAAATCTTCCAAAGATTAAAGCGGAGCAATACCTACGTGATGTTATGGCACGTTATCGTAACAAGTTAGTTTACGACTCCAATACTGGAGAGATGCGTGACGACAAAAAGCACATGAGTATGCTTGAAGATTTTTGGTTACCTCGTCGTGAGGGTGGTCGTGGAACTGAGATCACCACCTTACCTGGTGGACAGAATCTAGGGGAACTCAAGGATGTTGAGTATTTTAAAAAGAAGCTTTATAATTCTCTCAATCTTCCTCCTTCAAGGCTCACAGACGACAACAAAGGATTCAACCTTGGTAAAACCACTGAAGTCCTCCGTGACGAACTTAAGTTCGCGAAGTTCATTGGCAGATTACGTAAGAGATTTGGGGAGTTTTTTCACGACGTTCTCAAGACGCAACTCATCCTTAAAGGAGTAATCTCTCCAGAAGACTGGGAAGATATGAAGGAGCATATGCAATATGACTTCTTATTTGATAATCATTTCAATGAGTTAAAAGAAATTGAAATGATGAATCAACGTATGGCCACTGTAACTCAGATGGATCCGTTTGTTGGTAAGTATTATTCTATTGAACATATTCGTAGACATGTTCTGGTACAACGTGATGACGATTATAAGGAAATGGATAAGCAAATGAATAGAGAAATTGAGTTGGGACTTGTTATGTCTCCTCAAGATGTTAATACATTTGATACATTGGATCGTCAGAATGATGCATTTGCTCCAGAGATCGAAGCACAGAATGCTGAGGATGATCATGCTAGAGAATTGGAAAAAGAAAAATCAAAACCAAAGCTCCCCGCGCCTAAACCTAGCAATAATACTAAATAAAATATAATATCATATTATCATGACGCAAGAAACTGAAGTAACTAGTGATGTACCTATGCCAGGAGTGGTTGATATCGTATCTAAAATACAGAATAACGATAGAGCTTCTGCTATTGATGACATTAATGATATCTTGTATGCCAAAGCATCTGATGCTATTGGAGATAACAAGGTAGGTGTTGCGAAATCATTGTTTAATGAACCCCCTGAAGAAACTGCTGTAGAGCCTGAATCTAATGAAACTGATAACGGAACAAGTTGAGGATATAAAACTCCTCACTGAAGAAAAAGGTGGTAAGAAGATCCTTTATATTGAAGGAGTATTTTTACAATCTGAACTAAAGAATCGCAATGGTCGTATGTATCCATTTGAAACTCTTAACCGTGAGGTTGGGCGTTACAATGAAGAATATGTAAAACCAAAACGTGCTTTAGGAGAGTTAGGACATCCAGATGGCCCAACTGTAAATCTTGATCGTGTGTCTCACAGGATTGTAGAACTCCGCGCAGAAGGAACAAACTTTTTAGGTAAAGCACAGATACTTGATACACCTATGGGCAATATTGCTAAGTCTCTTTTAGAGTCTGGTGTTCAATTAGGAGTTTCTTCTAGAGGTATGGGAAGCATTGATAAAAGAGAGGACTGCTCAGTAGTCCAAGATGATTTTATGTTAACAACTGCTGCTGACATTGTGGCAGATCCATCCGCACCTGATGCTTTTGTCAATGGTATCATGGAAGGTAAGGAGTGGGTTTGGTCTAATGGAATACTAAAGGAAGCAGAAGTTGCTAAATACAAAGGAGTTATTGACGCGGCATCTCGTCAAGAATTGGAGGAAAAAACACTTAGAGTGTTTAATGACTTCATTACAAAACTCTAATTTAATAAATAAACTTAGATTATATACGGAAATTCGAGGAATTTAACAAATGTCTGATACATTAAACGAAAAGTTTGAGGAGTTTGCGACTGAGCAAAAGGTCACTCTTAAAGAAGGAGATCCTATGCCATCAGTTTCTGCTGAAGTAATTCCTGGAACTGGTTCTGATCCTTCACAAGTATCTGATGTACAAACATCAAGTGCTTCTGGAAAAGATCCACAGCCTAAAGTAGAACCTGCTGCTGTTCCTGGCGCACAGTCAGTTACTGATTTGGGTGGTAGTTCTACAACTCCAAACGAACATGACGAAGACGGTGAAGAGAATCCTGGTGCTAAAGCAGCCGCTCCTGTAGGAGATAAGGCAGCACAGAGTGATGGTACTGCTCAGACAGGTAACATCAACGATGCTGGCGACCAAGGTACAACACCTACAGTTGGTACAGAGGTAGCATACGGAACTGGAGATGGTGGCAAGGTCACATATCCAATTCATGCTGGTTTTGAACTCGACGTTTCCGATGACATCAAAGCCCTCCTAGAGGGAACCGAACTCTCTGAAGAGTTTGCCGAGAAAGCAAAAACAATTTTCGAGGCGGCTGTAAAAGCAAAACTCAAAGAAGAGTATGAAAAGCTTGTAAAACACTTTGCTGAAGAGACAGAGAAGAAAGTTGCTGAAGTTAAGAAAGAACTTTCTGAAGAAGTAAACGGCACAGTGAATTACGCCATTGGACAATGGAAGGATGAGAATAAGATCGCCATTGACCAAGGTATAAAGAATGAGATTACAGAAGACTTCATTGCAGGTCTGAAGAATCTCTTTGAAGAGCACTACATTTCTATCCCCGACGATAAGGTTGATGTGGTAGAAGGTATGGCCGATCAAATACATGAGATGGAATCACGCCTTGACGAACAGGTCAAAGCTAATGTGAAGTTACAAAATCGCCTAGATGAGTCTGCAAGAATTGTTGTTCTGAATAATGTTTCAGAAGGACTAGCAGATACTCAGAAGGAGAAGCTCGCTGCTCTCGCAGAGGGAATCGAGTTTACAACCGAGGAAGAGTTCACCAAGAAAGTCTCTACTATCAAGGAGAGCTATTTCAAGGAGTCAACCGTAACCCCAAGTGAGGTTGCAGACGAAACTCCAGTTGAAGGAATTGTAGATAAGGATGTGACACCAGCAATGGCAAGCTACCTTGATGCTATGAATCGCTGGAATGCTTAATAATATCAAAATAAACTTTTAAGTTAGAAAAATGTTTAATGCAAAAGCTCTAACAGAAAAGTGGTCACCTGTTCTAGGTCATGAAGGTGCTGGCACCATCAAAGACAATTATAGAAAAGCTGTTACTGCTGTACTGTTAGAAAACACAGAAAAGACACTACGCGAAGAGCGTGGCATGATCAATGAGGCTAGCAACACTGCTGGTGCTATTGGTACTAATGCCCTTTCAGGTAGTGGTCTTGGTACACAGACAGGCGGTCTAGCAGGTTTCGACCCTGTAATGATCAGCCTCATACGTCGTGCTATGCCAAACTTGGTAGCATACGACATATGTGGAGTTCAACCAATGAGTGGTCCAACAGGACTTATCTTCGCAATGAAGGCTCATTATCAAGAGCAAGGTTCAGCACTTCGTGCAGGCCCAGAGGCTCTATTCCACGAAGCAGATTCAAGCTTCTCTGCTTCATCTGCTGGTCCTGGTGCTTATAACCAGACCAATGCTTCTGGTGGCGACGACACTCATCCTCGTGGTGACAACGGTGCTACAGATGCAAACCCAGCTCTCCTTAACGACACATCAGGTGGTGGTACAACTACTGCTAACTATGAGCGTGGCGAAACTGGAGTAGCAAGAAACGTTGCTGAAACTCTTGGATCAGGTTCAACCTTATTCAACGAAATGAGCTTCAGTATAGAGAAGACTTCTGTTACTGCAAAGACTCGTGCTTTGAAAGCAGAATACACTCTAGAACTTGCACAGGACTTGAAAGCTATTCATGGCCTTGATGCAGAGCAGGAACTTGCTAACTTACTTTCTAGTGAGATCCTTGCAGAAATCAACCGTGAGGTTGTTCGTACAGTATATACAGTCGCTAAGTCTGGTGCTCAGAACAACGTTGCCAACGCTGGTGTATTCGACCTAGACGTTGACTCAAACGGAAGATGGTCAGTTGAGAAATTCAAGGGACTTATGTTCCAGATCGAGAGAGATGCTAACGCTATCGCGCAGCAGACTCGTAGAGGAAAGGGCAACTTCATCATCACATCTGCTGATGTAGCATCTGCTCTTGCTATGAGTGGTACTCTTGACTACTCTTCAGGTCTTCAAGGATCTGGTGGACCTTCCATCGGTGAAGTTGATGACACAGGAAACCTACTAGTAGGTACAATGAACGGACGCATTAAGGTTTACGTTGATCCTTATTCTGCTAACGTATCTAATACTCACTACTATGTTGCAGGTTACAAGGGATCTTCACCATATGACGCTGGATTATTCTATTGCCCATATGTTCCCCTCCAAATGTTAAGATCTGTGGATCCATCCACATTCCAACCTAAGATTGGATTTAAGACTCGCTACGGCATGGTCGCAAACCCATTCGTTACTCAGGACGGAACAGGAACAGGAACACCAGATGCAGAAGCATTGACCCACAACAAGAACCAGTATTACAGACGTGTTCGCGTTGCGAACCTTATGTGATCCATTAGGTTATAGTTTAAACACTAAGGAGGGTCGTAAGACCCTCCTTTTTTTGTCTTGACATTAAATAGAGGTACATGCTAACATACATTATGAATGGCCGTATAGATAAAGTCCACATGACCTCTAGAGTCAATAAGATGATTGATGGAGTACATAACAAGAGTTGGTATCCTGAGTGGAACTGGGAGCAACGTAATGCGGCCAAACGAGTCCTAATAAATGTATTGGAGGTACTCGACGAATATCATTCATAGGGAGGACGATGACTGAAGAAGCAATTAAAAGTTTGTGTTATACAAAAGAAGAAGTTGATACTATGATTGCTGAGGCAGTCGCAGAAGCTCGTGCAATTGATGAAGCATCCATGCGTAAGCATAATAGAGATGCTACTATAATTAGTATGATTCTAGGATTCATATGCCTAGCATTATTTGTAGATGGACTACTTAGAATACTTGGTATTATCCCACCATTTATGGATTTGGATGTGAATGTAATAGATGACGTTATAGATAAGGTTGAGAGTGATATTATGCCAATGGTACAAGACGCAACTCAGAAAGCACAGAGGTATATACCAAGAAGATAAAAGATGATACATAGTATAGCAGATGCAATATTTGTCATCACTTGGTTTGGTGCCTTAATATTTGCAATCAGGCTAATGTCGAATGGTTGGAGAGTGATGGAAGATAAACCAAAGGAAGAACCCAAGTTTACTCCGCATCCAGAATTGGAAGGACTAAAGGATGGTGAGGAACTTTTGGTTGTGAATTTTAATTCTATACCAGACCCAAGAGTACCAAAAGCAATAGATCCTAGATTTAAACTTGACTCACCTGAGTTACATAATTTAGGAGATCCATTGAATCAATCTTTACAAGATCGTATTCAATCACTACGAGATGAATTGGATGATGACGAAGATGAAGATGATGATGACGATGGAGGAGCACCAGTTTTAGCACAACGATAATGGATACAAATTTAGTAATAGTAATAGGAATATCATCTATAGTTGCTGCTTCAGTTTCTATAGGAACTTATGTTGTAATAAAGAATAATGCAGATAAGGCCGCGGCTTGTAGTGTAAAGCAATACGAGAAATTACAAAGAAAAATAGATAAGTTGAGGATTGAATTGGAAAAACCACTTGCCACAGTCAATAAATAGTAAGTAGCTTGGGAAGTTGACATGCCTGTAGGTGGAGCAGAATGGTATAAAGAACAACCAAAGAATAGGAACTTTTTGAATCCTATTGGTTTTCTGTTGAAGATTGATAAGTTTGAAGCAACTGATTTCTTTTGTCAGGCTGCCAATCTTCCAAATATTGATATGCCTGTAACTGAAGTTCCTACTAGGTTTAGGAATCTTCCTATCATACCTGGTGGTGGTGTAACCTTTGGTGATTTTAATGTTCAATTCATTATTGATGAGGACATGAAGAATTATTATTCCATTCATAAATGGATGAGACAGAATGGTAGAGCAGATGATGATGCTGATACTCCACAAGAAGAAGAGTATAGTAATGCACAACTACAAATAGTAACATCCCAGTATCAACCAGCATTTATAGTAGAGTTTAGAAACATCTTTCCTGTCTCATTGACTAATATGCAATTTGATGCTAGAGTATCTGATATAGAGTATATGACTGCTGAAGTGACCTTTAAACACCAGCAATTCTTTATACGAGACAAGAATCTTCATCAACTTACATGATCCAAGACACTATATTATTTGGCGATTGCCGTGAGACATTAAAAGAATTTACAGGTAAGGCGAGGATGTGTGTAACATCACCGCCTTATTATGGTCTTAGGAACTATGGTAATGAAGAGAATCAAATTGGACAAGAACAATCACCTGAAGAATATATAGATAATTTAGTAAAAGTATTCAGGGAGGTGCGAAATGTGCTCACAGATGATGGAACTTGTTGGGTTAATATTGGCGATAGTTACTATAATTACAGACCTGGAAGGGGACAAGGACTGGCAAAACAGACAGTCTCAAATACTAGACAAGACCTACCAGATGTGTGTCCTCGCAGAGGAAATAGACTCGAAGGACTCAAAGAAAAAGATTTAATTGGTATACCGTGGATGCTTGCATTTGCATTAAGAGCAGATGGGTGGTATCTAAGACAAGATATAATATGGCACAAGCCTAATCCTATGCCTGAGAGTGTTAAGGATAGATGTACTAAGGCACATGAATATATCTTTTTGTTGAGTAAGAATAGAAAGTATTACTATGATCACGAAGCAATCAAAGAGCAAGCAGTAGGTGAAAGATGGGGTGGTAATACACCAATTAACATGAATAACACCAAGGATACTAATAATCAATTTTCTGGTTTAACTAGGCCACGTAAGATGGTCTATGATAAAAGAAATAAGAGATCTGTATGGAAGGTGGTAACTAAACCATATAAGGGAGCACATTTTGCTGTGTTCCCTGAAGAACTCATTGAGCCATGTATTCTTGCTGGTAGTGAGAAAGGTGATGTAGTGTTAGATCCTTTCATGGGATCTGGAACAACTGCTATAGTGGCCAAGACTCTTGGTAGAAATTATATTGGTTGTGAACTACATGAAGACTATGGTAAACTAATCAAGAAAAGATTAAACTCTAAATCATTTGGGAAATTAGAATTAGTATGAACTTTGATACTCTTCGTAATAGATTTGAAAAACTGAGAGAAGACTGGACAGAAGATAGTCATGTAGATTTTCAGTTTAAGAATAAACAATACAGTGCTGACCTAGCTCAGGTTGCTCTGGACATACCTTTCTGCCATAATAAATACTTAAACCACTATACCGATATATCTCAGATTAAAACCTCGTTAGAATTTGAAGTTCGCAAACTTGTGAAAGAGAAGCGTGAGTATTATGGAGGAGAGGCTGACGCAAAGATATATGCCGAGAAACCATTCGGCAATAGTATCAAGACATCTGAAAAGATGAGAGTTTATCTAGACTCTGATGATGAAATCATCAATCTAGAAGCGAAGATTAAGTACTTAGATCAAATGCTTTATTGGCTAGATCAAGTAATGAAACAAATATCAAACAGAGGTTTCCAAGTCAAGAGTGCTATTGAGTGGGAGAAATTTATTAATGGACAGTAATGACAAACCTCTTTGTAAAGAAAAAGAATGAAGTTTATGTTACAATTCATTCTGAGGAAGAGCATGTCCATAAGGAACTAGCAGACTACTTCACGTTTGAAGTTCCTGAAGCAAAGTATTTAAAAAAGAATCCACGATACAGACATTGGGATGGTACTATTCGTTTGTATTCTCCTGGTACTGGTTCGTTGTATTGTGGACTAATAGATCATCTTCAAACATGGGCTGATGAACGTGAGTATAAGATCTATCATGCACCTGATGAATGGTATGGTGATATAGTTGAGGATAATGATTTTGTTACACCACCAGGTGTAAAACATTTCATGGATAAGATTTGCAATATAAAACCTCGTGACTACCAATACAAAGCAGTCTACGAGGCTTTAAAGAATAATCGTAAGTTGTTATTATCTCCTACTGGATCTGGGAAGTCTCTTATGATCTACTCCCTCGTCAGATACTATGCTGCCACCTCCAAGAAGATACTTATAATCGTCCCAACTACTTCCCTTGTTGAGCAAATGGTCAACGACTTCGTTGACTACGGATGGAATGCTGAGGACTTTATTCATAAGATCTATGGTGGTAAGGATAAGAATACAGATAAAAATATTATTATATCAACTTGGCAATCCATTTATAAATTCCCCAAGAGATATTTTGATGACATAGATTGTGTCATTGGTGATGAAGCACATCTATTCAAGAGTAAATCACTGACTGGCATCATGACTAAGTTGCATAATGCTAAGTATAGATTTGGTTTTACTGGTACACTAGATGGGAGTAAGACTCACAAGTGGGTACTAGAAGGATTGTTTGGATCATGTGACCGAGTAACTAAGACAGATGATCTTATCAAATCAGGCTATCTTAGTAAGTTTAGAATTAAAATACTATTTTGTCAACATGCTCCTCAGCATTTCGAGACATATCAAGATGAAATAGATTACATAGTTGGACATCGAGGAAGAAATAATTTGATTAAAAATCTCGTTCGAGATTTAGATGGTAATACTCTTGTGCTTTTTAATTATATCGAGAAGCACGGAGAACCATTGTTTGAAATCATAAATAATTCTATAGATAAAGATCGTAAGATCTTTTTCGTTCACGGCGGCACGGAAGTGGAAGATCGTGAAGAAGTTCGTCAACTTACAGAACAGGAGAACAATGCAATCATTATCGCGTCCTTTGGGACTTTTAGTACTGGTATCAATATTAAGCGTCTTCACAATATCGTGTTCGCAAGCCCCAGTAAATCAAGAATTAGAAACCTCCAATCCATTGGGCGTGTCCTTAGAAGAGGTGAAGGAAA